ACGGCACCCGCACGCTGCCCTTTGCTCATCGCTCTTGCTTTTGCAATAGGCACGCATTTTGGATAATTTTTTCTTTTTTCGCCACCACTTCTTCCACACTTCGGGTAAGAACCATCTGGCCGCTTGTTTGCAATATCGACCCAATTTTGTTTGACCCATTCTCTAAGTCCTCCGCCTTTCGAGTAGTAAGTTCTCATTACGAGTTCTTTCCGTAAGCTCTTCCTTTTCCTCTTTTGGCTAACTTACAACCTTTAGATCCCATTTTAAAACCAGCTCTTCCACCTTTAGCTTTCATATCAACATTGTTTCCATCAAGTTTAAAAAATTGATCACCAGTTACTTTCATTTCTTTACCATCTGAAGTTATAACAAAAATAGGTATAAGATTATTATCTTTTTTCTTTTTTTCAGGTAAGTTTCCTATACCTGATTTTTTCTTTTTTGTAATGTATGGACCTGGTTTTGGTCTTCTACCTTGTTGCTCTAGTCTATCTTTTTGTTCGTCCATTATACTTGTCCCCCTTTTAGGTATCTCATTCTAGTCATGTCAACCATAGCTCCACCACCCATAGCTTTTTTTCTTTTCTTTTTGCCACCTGGTGTGACTTTACCTGAACATACTGCTGATGCGTACATGTTAGCATATGCTGACGGGTACACTTTAAATTTTCTTTTCGCTGCCGCTTTACCTCTTGGACATAGTTTAGCCATTATACAAACCTCTTTTTATTTTTCATTTTAGCACCAGCTATTCTATCTGCTTGTGTTGGATTAGGATTTTTATCTATTCCTGCTTTTACAGATAGCATTCCAAATTTTGATGCTTTTTTATTTCTAGAAACTCTTGGAGCAAACGCTTCTTTTATTTTTTGTACGTCTGATTTTTTCTTAGGAATTAAACCAGTTCCTCTTTTAAAACCAGCTCTTCCACCTGAAGATAAATTTTGTTTACCTGGACGAGTTTGAGTTTGTGATTTAGTTTTTTTCATGTCTTCTAGCCTTTTCTTTTGTTGTTCAATTCTAAAAATAGTGTTGTCTAATTTTACTTGAGAAGTTTTTGTTTTTTGTGTTGCAAGTCTAAGATCTCTTTTAATTTTATCTGATTTTGTTACAGGTACGTTTGGTTTAACTTTACTAATAACTTCTGTGCCAGTTGTTTTTTGTTTATTACCACCTGTAATTAATTTTTTTGCATAATTAAATGCTTTCGATGCAATACCGGGTCCTTCTTGAATAAGATAACTTTTCACTATTTTTTTCCTCCGTTTCTAAAAATCTGTGTACCCTTTATACCATAAATGCTCGCCACGACAAGGATCCACAAATTAGTGAACCATGAAGGGAGAGACGAGAAATAGTCAAAGAACAATTTTACCTTGTCCATAGCAGTTGGATCGTCACTCACAACTGCCCACGCCAGCACCGCTATGGGCGCCGAAAGTATGACCAAAACCGCCTCGTCCTTCCAGTCGGACTGTCGGGCTTCTAAAAGCTTACCTTGGTAAGCTTCTTCACCTTTCGCCATTTTAGCTGCATGCATGTGTTGAGCATCAGCCATGGCCATTTTTGTTTCTTGACGCTTCTTATAGATGTGCGTCGCAGCATTTAAGCCAAGTTTAAGTGCACTAAACCACATAATTTAGTACGCTTTAGAATTTCTTTTCTTTTCTGCTAACATTCTTTTCTGACCACCAACCGGCATCTCAGGTTTTCCTGTAGCAATGTAGTTAAAAGCACCATCAGCAGTAGTTTTAGATCTAGGATCTACTTCAATACTCTGCTCTGCAACTTTAACATCTTTAATTTTGTCTAATTTTTGCATTTTTGCTCCTTTTATTAATTATCCTCTACCATAACTTGCGCTTGTTGTACACCCGTCTTTGCAAGACTGACTCCAGCACGTAATTTTGCTAAATCTTCGTTCTGTTCCATCTTATCTTCAGCTATTTCTTGTGCTTGCATCAATTTTGCTCTGTTTAAATCTTGTGTTGCCTCATCATTTTGTTTTTTACGTTCATTTTCCATCGCTCTAAGGTCAACTTCACGGGATTTTAACTTTAATAGAGGGTCAGAATCAAATTGAGAAGTGATTTTTTTCTCTTCTTTCATGTATTCTTCTGTCATTTCAGCAATTAACACAGATTTTCTTGCTTCAATTTGGTTTGTAAGCATTTGTAACTGTTGTTGAACTTGTGGATCCATAGCTGCCATCTGTTGCATCTGCTGCATTTGCATCATTTGCTCTCTAAACTCAAGTTGAACTTGTTCTTGAGCCATAATTGAAATGTGTTCTAGTATATTTTTTTGTATTGCAGCCATAATAGCAGGATTATTTCTAACCATGTTAGTTGACATAAAGTTTAAATGCGCTGTGATGTGTGCTTGATGGTCTTGACCAGGGAAAGCTTGAAAAGGTTTTCCTGCCATAGCGTTTATATGTTCCATACTTGGGTCCATCGGTGCTGTTGGCGCTGGTGGTGGAAGAACTGCATCAACATCTTTTACACCAATAGCTTCATACATGTTTCTGTATATCTGATACATGTTGTGTAACTGTGGATTTGATGTTGCAATTTGTAACTGTGTTTGTGCAAGTGTAATTCTCTGACTCATTGAGAATATATTTGGATCTGCAACAGGTATAATATCAACTCTGTCATCAAAATCTGCTTGCTTAATATTTCTTTGTCCACCAACCACGTCATATGGATATTCAGGTGGTAGATATTGTGCAACTACTTTTGATAATAATTTAAATTCTGTTTTCATCGCTGCGTAACATCTTTTATGTATAGCGCTCATGACTCTTGAACCACGTTCCAATAATGCAATCGTTGTACCAACAGCTGCTTGTTGATTAGAGTCTCCAACTTGCATATCAGCTATTGCTGCAAATCTTTGACCTGCTTGAACAACTATACCTAAAAGATTTAATAATGTTTGTGATGGTTCTTTGTATGGTAAAGGAAAGAATGCGTCTCTTAGCGATCCACCTGGTGCGTCGACATCCTTAAACTCACCAGGTTGTATTGGAGCCGCTTCGTCTCTAACTCTCACTCCTCTTTGTTTAAATCCTGCAGGTAAGTTTGATAAAGTCCCTGCATCTAATAATTGACGGAGAGCCGCCGTTGCCGTACGACTCAATCCGCCAATCATGTGAATGAGTCCAAAGCCATAAAATCCTAGTCCTGGCAGAAATTTGAAATGGACAAAATATTGGATTTTATTTTTCTTTAGATCATCGGGCGCGTAGTTCCTTCTGATAGAAAGAACTGTTCTACTACCTTCTTCGACTGTTACGATGTAAGGTAATTTTATTCCTGTGGGTCCATCAGATCCTTGATCTTCAAAACCCTCTAGGTCTAAGTTTACGTGACACTCTAACAAAGTATATACAGGTTCGTTCTTTCCTGTTTTTTTAGTGCCATCTAATTCTCTTTCTTTTTTCTCTAAATCATTTTTTTCCACATTACCTGGAGGTCCAAGTTCTACATCTCTATAAAAACCATTAACTTGTTGTTTTCTTAATTCGTTTTCAGAAATTTTTACAACATGAATAATCGCTTCCGCATCGTCTAATGAGGTAGCCGTGTACGGAACGATTAATTCATCTGCTGGTATAAATTTTGATACTGCTCTTCCAAGATTTGTATCATAATAAACTTTTTTAAAAGTAGAACCAGCTAATGGTAAATGAAATAGCATTGAGTCAAACTCTGCTTCGTACTCTTTCATTTGATCCATAATAAGATAATTCATGAAATCTTTTACACGTTGTGACTGTTGTTCTGTTCCAGGATTTTTTAATCCAATAATTTGTGTTCTAACTGGTCCATCAACAGGTAATAATTCTTTGTAAGCTTGCGCTTGAAATTGTGTAACAGCTTCTGCCATCACAGGGTGAGTTGCACCACTAGCTCCTTGAAATGGTTCTGTTCTATTTTCATATTTAAAACCTAAAAGATCTAGTCCTGCAATATAAGATTGCTCCCAATCTTTTCTTGATGATTTATAGTCCATGTAATTTTGTGCCATATCGTTTCCGATTGGCTCTAAAATATCGTCTGGTAAAATATCTGCTAAGTTGTCAAAATGTGATTCTGTTCCTGGTACGTTAATTGCACCTGGTTCAAAGTCTAATGTTACACCACCATCTTCTTCTGGTATAACTTCTACGGGTCCTTTATCTGATACTTCTTCCTGAACACTAACTTCTTGCATCTCTTCTTCTGAAGGAATTTCAAGTTTCGTACGAGTGTTAGGGAGTCCTTTGTCTATTTCTGCCATATAATACTCCTATCCTTTCTTAACACGTTTTAATAAGCCTTGCAACCCATCCTTATCTGGGTTCATAGATTTTAACATTGCACCTTCTGTATCACCACCAGATAACCCTGCAATACCACCACCTGCAAAAGATAAACTTTGTGGTGCACCAAATATACTATCTCTTAGACCACCAAAAAAATTAGATCTATTAGTTGCTCTTTCTAAATTTTTCTGTGCCTCTAATGCTTTGACTCTCTCATCACCTGCTGCTGCTTTTGCTAGAGCTTCTTCTAAAGTCATGTCCGTATCTGGTGTAGGTCCTTCTATAAAACCAAAACCCATGGGCATATCTAAATTTAAATCTTTTAATGCATCTTGTTTAACAACACTTCTCGCAGTTCTTTCTTCTGGTGTAAGCGATAAAATTCTTTTAGTGCCACCAATCATATCTGTTCCAATAAAACCTTGTTCTAATGCTTCCAGTATAGGTTTACCTTTTTTATACGCTTTGTATGTATCATAAGCTACTAAAGGTCCACCAACAGCTATACCTAAAGTTTTAAAACCTGCAGTTAAAAATTTTCTTTTTTTAAAATCATCTTTGATATTATCTGCTGCTTTTAATAAAGTTTCTACTCCAGGTATTTTTGCATTTAATTGCATTTTATTAATTGGATTAAAAAGCTGTGTAGGTTTTATATCTCTTTGACTACTAACATCTTTTATAACATTTCTAAAATTTTTTAGTTCTTCCGGATTAAGTTTTGCGATATTTTTATTTATTAATGTTTTATCTATATTAGGAAGTGTCCATTTTTTATAGTCTCCACCTATGGTTCCAACTTGACGTACGTTTAATAATCTTCCTACGTCATCAGTAACAAAGTCAATTTTTTTCCAATTTAATAATCCCTCATGACTAGGATATTTTTTATAATGATTGTTAATTACTTTTTCAGCTCTAGCGTTTATATCAGCTAATTGTTTGTCTAAATCTTTTATGTTAACTGTTTGATCGATTCTAACTTTATTTAATAAATTTCTTCTTTCCTCAGTTAACTGTTTCATTTGCTTATTTGCATATGCAATCTGACCATTTATTTTTTTTGGAATTACAGTAAACTCTCCAGCTTTAGCTCCTATATCATCTCCTAAAGGAAATAAATGGTGCGCTGGATTATCAACAGTTCCACTAATTCTTTTTCCACCTTGTGATATTTTTTCTAATTTTTCTCTTTCAACTTTTTTAGCTTCTTTTTCTTCAAGACTTAATTCTTTAAAAGTTAAATCTAATGATTTTTTATAATCATCAATTATTGTTCTAGCTGAAGATTCAGAGTATCCAGGTTTTAAAAATTTTTCATATAATTGTTGATTACTTAACACACCTGCTTTTTCAGCAGCAGCCGATGTTTTAGGGTAAAGATATCTTTTAGTTAATTCAGATTCAAATTGCTTCTGTATACTTTTGTCGGCAAAAATAACTTTACCTTTAAAAGTTTCTGCATATTTATTATTTTTTATAAGTTTATTTCTTATATCTTGTTCTGTTATTTCTTTAGTGCCTGTACCAGTTATTGTTTTATCTCTATCAGCTCTACCAAATTTTCTAGCCTCGTCCTCTGTAGGCATACGATTATTTTTTTTTATAAAATCTTCAAATTTTACAACTCTTCTTTTTAAATTATTTAACTGACTAGTATTTAATTGTGTAAAATTTTTCCCGTGTTTTGCTTGTGCAATATTATCTAGTGTTTCTTTTCCAAATCTATTTTGATATTCTAATATTGATTTCGCTCTACTATCTAAATTTACTTTTTTAGCAGCAGCTTTTAACCCTTTATTAACAAAACCTTTTTTCTTAAAACCAGTACGTCCACCATCAGCATAGTTTGGATAGTCTTTATTAAATCTATTAAATAATTCTATCTCTCTAACAGATTCTTTTGGATCTGGTTGAGGAATATTTGATGCTGTAGTTAACTGACCGCTGTTTATCAATCTTCTAAGATTTGAAACATCACCACCTGTTTCATCTTCTATCTGTAATAGTTTTTGAAAAATGTCCATTACTCACCTAACATGTATGCGAGTCCCCCGCCTGCTTTTTTGATAGGTGGTGCTTCATCTGTTATTTCTTTCATAATCTCCATTTTAGATATCTCATCAATCTCTGTTGCATCTGCAGCAGTTCCATCTGAATCAAACTCAACTTTAAATTCCTCGTATTCTTCGGTTGGATTTGGATCTCCCTCATCAGGTTTAGGTTTTTTGTATCGCAGTTCGGTTCTGTCCTCTATAACGTCAAAACTTTTATCACCAGAACCCCCTACTCCTATTTTATCTTTTTGAATCATAATCTCACCTGTATCTAGATCCTCTATTAATTCATACTCAATACCGTCTTTACCTGTGTACTGATATTCATTAACTCTTTCTTTGTAACTTGGAGTTCTTCTTGGTTCACCTAGTAATTTTATCTTAGCAACTAAATCAAAAAAATACGATGGTGCTTGTCCAGCTACCTCTGCAACTTTTTCTGCGGCTGGTGCAACCTTGTCTGCCTGTTTAAAAAATTTACCGAAGACAGGTATTGCTGCAAGACCTCCTAATATTTTCATAAAATTTCTTTTACTTAAATCAGGTCCATCTTTCAAACCGATACGTCCACCGTATGCTTTGTCTTCTGGTTTTGGTTTATTTTTAAATCTTTGTTTTGATAAACCTGTGTATGCTTGATCGTATAAATCTAATCTTTGTTTTGTAGGTAGATCATCATAAACTAATCCCATACGCTCTGCTAAATTTTCTGCTACGATTTCTGCATCGTATTTGATATCATCTGCAAACCCTGGTGATGCATCTTCGATTGCATCATCAATCATTTTTTTCATATTAGTTTTAACAACCTTTGGATCACCTTTACCCATCTGTTTTTGCATTTTATTAAATATATTATCGAACATACCAATCTGTTGACCACCCATGATACCTTTTGATGTATCAATAACATTACCCTGCAGATCAACAACTTTTTCAAGGTCTTTTAATTTTTCCACAGCTTCTTGTTTTATTTTAATTTTTTCTAAGCCATCTGGATTACGACCCATTATTTTTATGAAACCTCTAGTTAATTGTGCGATAGCTTCGGCGACTGTCATTCCTGCTTTAATCATCAGTAATAATTCCTTTTTTGTTTATCGACCGGTTCATCCACATAATCTTCAGGGTGTTGTATTAACCCACCTTGTCTGAATCGCATGATGGCTTGTGTGGTTGAGTCCACTAAATCATCATGGTCGCCATAGGGAAATGCTGCGCACTCTTCCATGACATCGTCTGCGAATTTCTGCTCCGGACACCATATCATACCAGATTCAAATAAAGGTGCAACAGAATTAACACGAGCGTGCTTGTCGTTTCCTTTTGATGGTGTGAAGTTTACTACTGGTATATCCATGTTCCTTAGTTCGTATGTCAAGGGCAAACCTGATGCTTTTGCTTCAATAATCACAGATTCAGGTTGCCAGTATTTATATTGCTCTAGTGCAAGACGACGTAGTTCTGGAAACTCATACCGTCCTTTTACTGCATCAAGTAACATTAGATTAGCTGGTTGATCTTCATCTGGATAAAAAACTCCCCATGTCGTTATCGCACTGTAGTCTGCAGTTTCTTTTTTTAAAAATGCGGTGTCGTAAGATTGTATGACATGATGCAATGTTGGTATCCAATCGTTTGGCCATATTCTCCACCACTCACGTTTTAGTATTGCTCCTTCTTCTGCGGTTGGATTTTGCATCCACTGTGCATTCCATTTACCCGTGGGCAGTGTTGCTTGAACCTTTTCTAATTCTTCTAGTTTCCAATACTCAGGCCAAACAGGTTTAGCCTCACTTGTTCCGTGGTCCATGATTGCTGGAAACTCGACCACGTGCCACTGATCAGCTTTTGCTTCTTTCTGGTTTGCTAGTAACTTACCGGTTAGATCTTTGTTTGACCATCTCGTCATGACAAGTACGATCTTACCGCCTGGTTGTAAACGCTGACGTGGACCTGATGTATACCACTCGTACGCTGACTCCATGGCTGTAGGGGACAACGCATCTTGCTCAGAGTGCGGGTCGTCAATGATCAGTAGATCCGCACCACGACCCGTGATCGCACCACCAACACCAGCTGCAAAGTATTCACCACCTTGTGCTGTCTCCCAACGTCCTGCTGCTTTACTATCTTCTTGTAGAGTTGTTTTAAAAATTTTAGAATAATCTTCACTATCAATTAAATTTTTTGCCTTACGACCAAACCTGATTGCGAGTTCGCCCGTGTGCGTTGCTTGAATAATCTTGAGCCTTGGCTCACGGCCCACCATCCATGCTGGCAACAAGTAACTGGCAAATTCTGATTTAGTATGCCTTGGCGGCATGTTAACGATCAAACGATTTATTTCACCTGTTGCAAGTTTATTAAATTTATCTGCTATATGCCTGTGGTGGGACCCCTCTATAAAATCTGGCCACACACATTTGACAAAGGACATAAAGTCATTCTTAGCTTTGTTTTGTATCTTTTTTTCTGCGTGTAAAACTTGTAATTGCTTAAATGTTTTCCTAACGTCAGAAGGTAGTTTACTTATATCTATATTATTTAAATTCATTTAAAATTTTTTAAAAAAATTTTTGCATCCTATTTAAGATGTTCAACATGTTTTTACCAGCTATAACTCTGTAAATCAAGCAATACAACCTGAAGTAGTGGGACCCCTTTGTACAAAAAGGGGGACCCGGTTGTTTATTATTAACTAACTTAGGAGTTTGTTTGGGACCCCTGGCCCGTTAGGGCCAGGAGTAAGAAAGGTTATGCCCAATCTTTTAGAGCATGTTTCTTGATGTAGATCGCAGGACCTACAACAAAGTCATCGTAACCTGTAACGTACTTATCCTTTGTAAATGTCATACGCCACAGCAGAGTTGCCTCTGGGTTTAAAGGCAAGTTCATTAACTTGCCCTCTTCGTTTATTATTAATAGATCTCCATTAGGAAAAGTTATGCACTCAACATAACCGCCCACAAATTCCTGGGCGCCTTTGAGATCTGGAGTATTCTTCTCATCATCGATAAGAAGAAATTCTGATTGTTTTGTATTTACTTGTTCTGTCATTTATACCTTTCTTGTTAATAGGATTATCCTATCAACTTTGTCTAGTTTCGTCAACCTCTATTTTTGTGTCGTAGTATCTATGTCCCCAACTAGTATCATGCGGCTCTCTTTTGGGGTCATGAATAGGTGTTTCAAGGCACTCGGTCCTCGGTGCAATGGCTCTAATTTGATCGATATATTTATTGGCAAAATTGTCATAACAATTTTGACTGCAGAAATAACTATACCAATAATCACTTGTTGCATATCTTTTAACTTTACGAGTTCTTAAAACCTTTGAGCCTTTAACACCTCGCACTCGGTCAACTGTATGTTTCTTATGGCACTCAGGTCCATGACACCAATTAAAATCGCTCATCTCTACCCTCCACTTGTGGAAACATAAAAAACCATTTTAAAGTAAATGTAAGAGCCACAAAAAACCCTATCCAAAAGTCAAAGTGTATTGCTAACACTACACCCAAAAAGATCATTGCAAAATGCAATGCAAAATAAATTGCTCTCAGCATTAGTGCCTCACTTTCCATGAAGTAGTCGCAGTTCTATATCCATGTGCGTCTAAATCATAATAAACATAATAAGGTGTTCCATTTTTTGCAACACCATATCTGCTTTTCTCGTCATGTTTGCCTTGTCTAGTAATATGTTTTTTGTGCTTACTAGCCCAATAAGTTATGTAGAATGTTTTTGTCATTTTATACCTTTCTGTTATGTAAGGGATATTATAGGATATCCCTTACATTGTCAATAGTTAATGTGAAACTAATTGTTCTTTCAACATTGCTTTTGCTATTGCTATTTTTTCCTCTCTAGTTTGTTCAACCTTATCTGTCAAAAGATCAGCTAAATTACTTGGACTATAAATTGATAAAGCCATACTAGAATGTGCGTCTAATATACTTTCATTTAAAACTACACCAAGTTTGTCAGCTAGTTCTTTTGCTTGATCGAAGTATCTGTAAGATTTCAAACCAAGTTTTAGTTTCTGCATTTTCTTATCAACATGACTAAACATTTGTTGATGAGTTTTAACAACATCTTCTTGTGCGTTTTTAAACAAAGAAAAAAATTCAAACTCTGATTGATCTGCAACAAACTTACGAGAATGACAATATGATGTTCCAATTACCCAAAGTTTGAAATCATTTTCCCACTCATCTTTAGGGTACATTGTAGATTTACTTACATCATTACGACTACCAAAACCCAAAAATTTATTTACTGCACTTTCGGAATTGTAATAAGTCGGATTTCTTTTTTCGTAGTTGTCGCCTAACCTTACATCATAATCTGCGTCAATGTCTTTTGCTTTCATCTTATCACGATACCATGAAGTTAAAAAGTCTTTGTCCATGTCGCCAAACTTAATATGAACATCATCATAATATTCTTTTTTATTTCCATTATAATCAGTTTCATATTTTGGTGTAGAGTTTTGAACATAGAAACAATTATCATGGTAAAGGTCGCCACCACTACTACCATACTTACTAATCATATTTCTAATTGTATCTACATCTTCTTGTGGTTGATGATTTCTTACTAAAACTTCCATACGAATTTTTGCCTCTTTTCGTAAAGAAGTGTAAGTGTCTTTTGCTTGTTGCCATGCTTTCTTAAATTTTGAATTATCTTCAAAATGATTTTGAAATACATCAGCAATCACTTTTCGCTTATCCATATTTATATTTCCTTTCATAAAAATTGTTTTAGCACTTGACAATAGGATAGTCAAGGATTATATTGCATTTAGTTTATTTAATTACTCATTTAAACTAACGTCCGTTTGCTAGTATCCGACGTTATAAACTCAAACTAGCTAGGATTAGATCCAGTGTCACACCGCGAAGGGGTTTGCCGTCTTCACTGGATGCTGATCCCTGGTTGCTTGCTTGAAATAGGCCTTTTGTAGGGCAAGTGACCTGGGATCAGTCAACGCGCCGCCGCCGCTAGAACACAGACAGTCTGGCGTTGGCTGGTCCAGAAAGAAAAAATTTATGAGTAGAAGACCCGGAAGAGGAATGCAAAAAGTTTACATTGGCCACCTGCGCTGGCTGCAGGAACAGGGCCCAAGCTACAAGCAACAAGCCGCAAGCTGCAAGCGACAAGCCGCAAGCTTGACAAGGGACCTGTATAATGTTATAGGAGTTTATAGGAGAAATTATGAAAGTAAAAGAAGCAATTAAAATTACAGAAGGATTTACACGTACCAGTAAGATGCCGGGCCTGAGTTACAGCCTGCCAGCCTGGGAGTGCAAGACAGGGTCCAAGCTTCGGCAGGTAAAGGGCTCAGTCTGTGCCAGCTGCTATGCCCTGAAGGGTAACTATACCAGATACCCGGCAATCAAAGCAGCGCAATACAGGAGGCTGGAAGCAATGAAGCATCCGGACTGGGTCACCGCAATGGCTGCTGTCATCAAGCGCCAGAAGTGGTTCAGGTGGCATGACGCCGGCGACGTCCAGGACCAGCAGCATCTGCAAAAAATTTTTGAGATTTGCAGGTTAACACCTGAGACCCGGCACTGGCTGCCAACGCGTGAAGCGTGGATCAAAGACCATCTGGCCAGCAAGCCTGACAACCTTGTTATCCGGTTCTCTCCTCCAATGGTGGGGCAGCGTAACGACAGCTGGCCCAACTCTTCGATGGTTGTAGAGACTGGCGCGACTTGCCCGGCACCTGCACAGGGTGGCAAGTGTGGCAGCTGTAGACAATGCTGGGACAGTAGTATAAAAGTTGTAAGTTATGGGAAGCACTAATGCACGTATTTAAACATCCAAAATATTATAAAGAATTACGCGAGCGTAATAAATCGGATCAGGCCATTAGCCCGGGAACGGAGAGTAGCGCTCTCCCACGGCGTGCGTCTG